TTGGGCTGAACTTCCTGCTGTGACTGTATGGCCTGTGCCCGATCAAGGCACGGTGTCAACCCCCTACTATCAGATGTCGTACTTCCGCATGCGCCGAGTACAGAACGCTGGCTCGGGTGTGCAAACACCAGACATGAACTTCCGCTTCTTGCCTTGCCTTGTGGCAGGTCTGGCGTACTACATTGCAATGAAGATTCCTGAAGGTGGCCCTCGCCTTGAGATGCTCCAAGCCGTTTACGAGCAACAGTTTGCTCTTGCCGCTGGAGAAGACCGCGAGAAAGCGCCTGATCGGTTTGTGCCACGCCAATATTTTATTGGTGGCTGATCATGGCAAATAGGTTTGCATCAGGTAAAAAAGCGATTGCCGAGTGTGATCGCTGTGGCTTTCGTTTTAAGCTCAAAGACCTGACCAAGCTGATCATTAAGACCAAGCAGGTCACGATCAAGGTGTGCCGCGAGTGCTGGGAACCTGATCAGCCGCAATTGCAGTTGGGTATGTACCCAGTGGATGATCCGCAAGCATTGCGGGAACCACGTCCTGATTTGAGTTATACGCAGTCGGGGTACACCGGATTGCAATTGCTTCCCGACTCCACCACTGATCAAGATGGTGATGGAGTACCGGGTGAAGGTAGCCGTGTATTCCAATGGGGCTGGAACCCTGTTGGTGGTTCGCGGTTAAATGATGATGGTCTGACGCCAAACTACTTGGTATCAGTGTCACAAGTTGGTACAGTAACGATTGTCACGACATAAGGAGTCTATGATGGCTAAAGAAGGTATGAAAAGTGATTTGGCTCAAGATAAAGCCATGATCAAAAAAGCGTTCAAGCAGCATGATGCGCAAGAACACAAGGGCGGTAGAGGCACTTCTTTGAAGTTGAAGAAGGGTGGCCCTACGTCTATGGATCGCAAAAAATTTGGTCGCAATCTTTCTCGCGCCAAAAATCAGTCTGGAGGCTAATCATGGCTACATTCAGCAAAAAGATGGGTGGCAAAGAAGTTGGTGACGCCAGCGTTTATGCCGTACCACACACAATGACTGGCAAGGTTGTAAAAGCCTCATCTAATCCCGGCTCTGGCCCTAACCGTAGCAAACTTGACACCGTGGACATGGGCGTTGGCAACATCAGCAAGTCTGCTGGTGAAAAGCCAGCTAAGACCAGTGGTATCAAGATTCGCGGTACAGGCGCAGCTACCAAAGGTTTAATGGCCCGAGGCCCAATGGCGTGAGGTTGATATGACGTATACCGAACTCGTTACGTTTGTGGCAGACATCTGTGAGAACACGTTTCCCACGGACGACATGAACATGTTCATCAGGCAAGCAGAGCAGAAGATTTACAACACTGTTCAGCTTGCTTCGTTGCGCAAAAACGTGGAAGGTTTAACGACTGCCAACAACAAATACCTGTCTACCCCCAACGACTTTCTGTCTGTTTACTCGATTGCAGCGGTGCACGCCGATGGTGAATATCATTTCCTTTTGAACAAGGACGTGAACTTCATTCGTGAGGCATACCCCAAGGCAACTGATACAGGGTTTCCCGAGCACTATGCCATCTTTGGCCCCAACTCCGCGCTGCCCAATGAACTCACGTTTATTCTTGGCCCCACGCCTGATGCGCAGTACACAGTTGAGATGCACTACTACTATTACCCTGAGTCCATCGTTACGGCTGGTACGACTTGGTTGGGTGATAACTTCGATTCTGCCCTTCTCAATGGCACGTTGATTGAGGCGATTCGTTATATGAAAGGTGAAGCCGACATGGTTGCGCTGTATCAGAACATGTACGACCGTGCGATGATTCAGTTGAAACAGTTGGGCGATGGCAAACAACGTCAAGATATGTATCGTGACGGTCAAGTCCGTGTACAGGTGGTCTGATGTCCATTCAACAAACGCTCACCACCAGCTTCAAGCAGCAGATTCTGCAAGCACAGCAAGACTTGTCTACGGACACACTCAAGCTGGCGCTGTACACGGGTCTAGCTACGCTTGGCCCTAGCACCACGATCTACACCACTTCGTATGAAGTTGTTGGTACGGGTTACACCGCAGGTGGAAACGTCCTCACAGGCGTGACGATCAGCACGTCTGCCAACGGTATCGTGTACGTGGACTTCAATAATTCCGTCTGGAATCCTGCGGCGTTCACGTGCCGAGGTGCTTTAATTTACAACGCAAGCAATGGCGACAAGTCTGTTGCTGTGTTGGACTTTGGGGCAGATAAAACTTGCCAAACCTCGTTCACAGTGCAAATGCCTGAGAACACTTCCACATCTGCGCTCTTGCGCTTTAATTAAGGAGTCAACCATGTTGAACACAGAAGCATCTTCCTCGGACACCATTGGTGCAATGCTGACCCGCGCTGCAAGTGCTGATGGTCACGCCAAAGCTGGCGGTGTATTTACAATTGAGTGCCATGACTCTGAGGGCAACCTCAAGTGGTCTGAAGCACTGCCCAACCTCGTGGTGAACGTAGGTCTGCAAGACATGAACGCGCAGTATTTCAAGGGCAGTGCTTACACTGCCGCTTGGTATATCGGTTTGTATGGTGCAGCCGCCAGTAATAATCCCGCTGCGTCAGATACCATGTCTTCACACGCTGGCTGGACTGAAATCGTCCCATACAGCAACGCTACACGCCCCGCTGCCACGTTTGGTACAGCAACCACTGCCAACCCCTCAGTGCAGACCAACTCGGCATCTCCTGCTGCGTTTACCATCAACGCCACTGCCACTGTTGGCGGCGCGTTTTTGACCAGCAATAGCACTAAGAGTGGTACAACAGGTATTCTGTTTTCTGCTTCTGACTTTGCCGCCCCCGGTGACCGTGTGGTCGCTTCTGGCGATACTTTGAACGTGACTTACACATTCAGCCTCACCGCTACTTAAAGGAAACAATCATGGCTACTACTTTCAAAAAAGGCGAGGTTGTAAAGCTCGCCGTTGCAGTGCCCGAAGGCCCAGTTATTGCTTTGCGCATGACTGAAGATGGCATGGTTCAATATCTTGTCGAATGGCAAGACGCTGACGGTACAGCACAGCAACGCTGGTTTGACGAAGATCAGTTGACCGGAGCCTGATATGGCTGAAGGCGGCTGGGGTTCTGGCACTTGGGGTGAAGCTGGATGGGGTATGTCGGTTTATTACCGCGACACCTCAGAGACAGCCTCGGCCCTAGATTCGGAAATCGTCGCTGGGAGCACGTTTGGTAGTGCAGTCGCTGAGACTGCCGCTGGTGTAGACGCAGTACTGTCCACAAACACGTTCAATAGCGCAGTTGCCGAGACTGCTTCTGGTGTTGACGCAACACGTGTTGCATCCAGCACACTAGGGGTATCTGTAAGCGAAACGGCTACGATGTCTGACGCCAACTCCGCACAACAAGTATTTGCCACTGCGGTATCTGAGTCTGTGGCTGTAAATGACTTCTTCTTGTACGCACAGCAGACTTTTTCCACTTCAGTTTCTGAAACAGCAACAGGCGCGGATACCCTTGCTTCCAACTTTGCATTTTTTGCAAACGCCAACGAAACTGCCACGGCTTCAGAAACCAACAGCGCCCAGCTTGTCCTCCCCGCAAGTGTGAGTGAGAGCGCCACAGGCGCAGATGTAATCTCAGCCAAACAAGTTTTTGACACCCGGATTTTAGAGTCCGCTTCGGCCTCAGAACTAGATGTAGTAGTAGGTTCAATCTTCTACGCATACATGGTGGCAGGTGCCACGATTGCCGATCAGCTTATCGCCCGATATTTATGGGAGCCGATTGATGACAACCAGACCGCAAACTGGCAAAATATCAATGATGGGCAAACCCAAAGTTGGACTCCTGTCCAGACAGTCTAATAAGGAAAACACATGACGACAGCATATACCTCCCTCCTTGGTCTGGCCCTACCAGTCACAGGTGAACTGTCTAGTACTTGGGGTGACACGGTAAACACCGCCATCACTTCGTTGCTGGACACCGCCGTTGCGGGTACAACCAGCATCACAACCGATGCAGACATCACGCTGACGACCACCACGGGTGCGTCAAACCAAGCCCGACAAGCGATCATTCTGTGGAACCCAGCCTCGGGTACTGTGACTCGCAACATAACTGCCCCTGCGCAGTCCAAAATTTATACGGTAATCAACGCTTCTGGTGGCACTCAGTCCATCGTGATTCGTGGTGTTGGCCCAACTACGGGTGTGACTATTGTCAAGGGTGAGTCTGCTCAAGTGGCATGGAACGGTACTGACTTTGTGAAAGTCAGCAGTAATTCTGTTTTTGGCCCAATTACCGTCACCAACTTGACCGTAACAGGTAATACCATCCTTGGTGATGCCTCTGCCGATACCGTGACTGTAAACGGCACGATTACTAGCAACCTGATTTTTACTGACAACACCTACGACATTGGCGCGTCTGGCGCAACTCGTCCACGCAATTTGTTTGTAGCAGGTAATGCAACATTTGGTAGTTTGACAACAGGTCGAGTTGTTTACACAAGCACGGGTGGTATTTTAGCAAGCAGTTCCAATTTGCTTTATGCGGGAACTGATTTATCCAACCTCAATGGCGACATCATTATTGGCAACAGCCCGTCTGTTACGACCCGAATGTTCCGCGCAATTGAGGTTGGAACGGCTGGCAACAACGCAGGTATTGCCTTTAGTACGAACGGTGGAAAAGGCGCTATTTATGGTCAGTCAGGCTCTGCTAACTTATCTATTGTCAGCGGTAATAGCGGAGCGATAGCGTTTGGATATTCGACTGGTAACGCTGACGCATCTGCAAACTTTATTTCTTTGGGTGCTTGGACAACCACTGGATTGGGTGTTAATACTGCTTCGCCCTTAAGTCAACTGGATGTTCGTGCCGCAAGTGCAACTATGGGCAACTACCAAACCATACAAGCATTTAGTACAAACACAGCAACTATTGATTATGGTGGTGGTATTAGCCTTGGGGGTTATTACAGCGGTACAAGTTCTATTGCTCAATTCGCATCTATTGTTGGTCGTAAAGAAAATGGAACTGCGGGTAACTACGCTGGTTACTTAGCGTTTGGTACAAATAGCCAAGCAACTGGCGTGCGAGAAGTTGGTCGTTTTGCAAGTACAGGTTATTTTGGCATTGCTTGCCCTAACCCACAAGCGGATTTGCAAATTGGTAATGTGGATGCCTCTGCCAGAGACATTGTTATGCACACCATTAACAATGGTAATGCCCGTCTAAGGTTCAGAGAAGGTGGAACCATATCTTCTGGGTATAACGAGTATTCATTTGGAATGGTTGGCTCTGACAACGCAATGACTTGGAACGTACAAGGTTATGGCGAAGTTGGGCGCTGGAGTGGCGTTGGTTATCTGGGTATTGGTAATAGTAGCCCCGGTGCTTTTTTAGATGTTGGCCCAACAGCATCTGCAAGTATCCCCGCCGCAATCTTAAGGGGTGGTTCAGGTCTAGGTAACACTGGCGGTCTTGGACTTTACACAAACGACGTAAGCGCTACTGCAAGAAACTGGGGGGTTGTTTCCAACTCAAGCGCTTACGGTGATTTTTCTATTCGACAAGGGAATTCAGTAGGAGCAAACCCTCTTTCTAATGGAACAGACCGTTTTTATATCTCCAATACGGGCTACATTGGTATAAACCAAACCTCTCCGGCTGATTTATTGCACATGACAGATGGTACTTTGCGTATCAGCGGAACAACTGCAAAAGCAATTTATATATATGGTGCGCCATCAGTCAAGCCGTATATTGACATCAATGAGTACGGTGTTTCAGATTACTACATTGGAGCAGGAACGTCTGCCGTTGGTGTTTTGTCAATTGGCGCATCTCTTGCTGGCACTGCTGGCGTTCACATTAAGTATACAAACGGTTACTTTGGCATTGGATTAACTGATCCCCAAACGCTGGTGCACATGGGGCAAGGTACGTTTGGTTTAAATTCTCCGTATGGAACTGCCAGTGCCGTTCCTGCATTTACCAGCACTTTAATTAGCGGTGAGATTCACGCAGGAGCAACCGTAGGCTCTGGAAGCGATGGTGGTGTTTTGCGGATTTCAGCAGGTGGTGAAACGTCAGCAAGTGCAGCGCAAAAGTCCGGTATGGATTTCAATGGCTATAACACCACTGATGGTGGCCCTCGGATTCGTATGTACGCCGGGTCAAGTTCGCCAAGGGTGATGATCAACCAAGACGGCAACGTAATGGTTGCTGTATTAACGCCGTATAACTCAGCAAAACTTTCAGTTGCTGGTGACATTGAGGCTCGTGGAAACGTGAAGTCTTATCAATCATCCAGAGGCGGTTTGGCAAGTGGAGCATCGGTAAACTTGCTTACTCTAAATACTGGCTCTTATGGTACTGCTATCAGCCTGATTGCTTATGTCCAGCAACGAAACGATAACGCTGGCAGTTTAAGTAACTATCAATACAGCATCACTGGTTGGGGTGGCTCTGGCGCAACCGTCACAACTTCCAGCAGTCAAAGTTATGGCGGTTCTTCGCCGCTTACCGTAACTACTGGAGCCGCTTCTGGCAATCTAACCATCACCCTCACAAATGCTTCAGGAAGTGCTAGTACAACTTTGCAAATGAATGTCATTGTGCTTATAGGGTATGAATCAATTAACTGGGGCTGGTAATTTTTTAAAGGAAAAATCATGACAACAATCGCATGGACAATTGATTGGATGGAAACGTCCACACAAGTAATCGACGGCTATTCTCAAGTCGTTTTAAGCGCAGGATGGCGCTGTACTGGCACGGATGCAGTTCCACCCCCCGCAGGCAGTGCTGAGACTGTACAGCCCACAATTTACACAGCTACAAATTACGGTGTATCAACATTCCCTATTCCAGCAACAGGTGGCTCGTTCACCCCCTATGACCAGCTTACACAACAGCAAGTAATTGGGTGGTGCTGGGCCGATGGGGTTGACCAAGCGGCAATTGAGGCCTCCATCACTGCCAACATTGACGCACAACTTAACCCAACAGAAGTGCAATTGCCTTTGCCTTGGGTCACTCCTGCGGCATAATGTTTTTGGGGTATCGCCGCTGCCCCATTTCAGCGGCATTGGAGATTGAAAATGAACGACCAAAAAATTGAACTGTCCCTGAACCTCGTGAACGGTGTACTGCAATACCTCGGCACAAAGCCATTCCAAGAGGTGTTCCAGTTGGTGCAAGCGATCCAAGAGCAAGCCATCCCCCAGATGCCTATGCCAGCCGCCGCACAGCCTGAAGCCGTTGAGTAATTAAGGAGCCGACATGTCGGATGAGTTCAAAGCTAAACACGAGTTCATTGAGAAGCTGGCGTTCGCTGTGCTTCCCATCATGTTTGCATGCGTGACTTATCTCATGTCGGCCCTCAATACTTTGAGTCATGAGGTCACCATTCTGAACAACAAGATCAGTCTTGTGGTGACTTCAGACAATCGGCAAGCACCCAACTCGGGTGCCGAACTTGCGCGTGAGAAGTTGCGTCAAGACTTGGAAAAAGAAATCCAAAAGAACCGTGACGACATCATGCACAACCGCCAAGACATCGCGGTTATCAACGAGAAAATTGGGAGCAAAAAATGATTCCCGCACTTCTTGCACCACTACTTTCGCAGGGTCTTTCCCTCATCTCAAATGCTGTCTTGGCAAAAGGCAAAGATTGGGTTGAGGAAAAGACAGGCATCAAGATCGACCAGCCGCTGTCGGCTGAAGACACCGTAAAACTCAAACAGTACGAGTTAGATCACGAAGAAGAACTCTTGCGCTTGCGCATCGAGGAAAAGAAGCTAGGTATCGACGAACTTCAAGCCTTTGCTGCTGCCGCGCAGAATGAAGACAACAACGTCTCAGATCGCTGGAAATCAGACATGTCGTCTGATTCTTGGCTATCTAAAAACATTCGCCCCATGAGCCTGATTGCCATCTTTGTGGGGTACTTCTTGTTCTCCATGATGTCAGCCTTTGGCTACAACGCCAACGAGTCTTACGTATCGTTGCTGGGTCAGTGGGGCATGCTGATCATGGGCGCATACTTTGGTGGTCGCACCATTGAGAAACTCGCTGAAATGAAAAGGGGGAACAAATGAGCCTTGTTACCGAACAAGCTGCTTTCCTCCTTGATATGTGCAGGCTGATTCAGTTTGCAACCGAGCAAGGCTTTACCCTCACCGCAGGAGAGTTGTACCGTACTCCCGAACAGCAAGAAATCTACATGAAGACTGGGCGTAGCCAGACGATGAACTCGTTGCACTTGGTACGCTTGGCGGTGGACTTCAACATCTTCAAGAACGGCAAACTCGTTGGCGACAAGGCCACGCTTGCCCCTCTGGGTGCCTATTGGGAAACGCTCAACCCCCTGAACTCGTGGGGCGGGAACGGCAAGAAGCTCGTGGACTGTCCACACTTCAGCCGAGGCCAAGGCAAACCGGAGTGGGTAAGGGTGACCTGACATGCCATTAAAAAAGATAACCCTGAAATCTGGTGTCAACCGCGAGAACACCCGATACACCAACGAGAACGGTTGGTACGAATCGGACAAGGTACGGTTTCGCCAAGGCACGCCTGAGAAGATCGGCGGCTGGGTGCGAGTATCTGCCAACACGTTTTTGGGTATCTGCCGCTCCTTGTGGGCATGGGTGACTTTGGGTTCTGAGAAGCTCCTTGGTGTTGGCACCAACCTCAAGTTCTACGTCTCAAGTGGCGGCGCATATTTTGATTCCACCCCCTATGCAAGCGTACACGCGCTAGGGTCTAACCCTTTTACAACTGCCACTTCAACCAACCAAACAATTGGTGGTGTGGCATACACCACCGTAACCGTCACAGATGCAACAACTGGTTACAGCGCAGGTAACTATGTTGACTTCTACAATGCGCCCACAGTTCGTGGTGTTGTGCTTACGGGCAGTTTTCTAATTGTCACTGCTACGATAGGTAGCTACACAATCCTCGTGCCCGGTACAGCCGCATCTTCAGGCACAGGTGGGGGCACAGGTGTATATGCTTTCTACGAGATTAATACTGGCCCCGAGTATGCTGTTCCGCTAACAGGTTGGGGCGCTGGTACTTGGGGTTCTGGTACTTGGGGTATTGGTACAACGGGCACTGACCCCGTGCGTCTATGGAGTCAATACAACTTTGGTGAAGACCTGATTTTTGGCCCTCGTGGGGGCGGTATTTACTATTGGGATGCTTCAACAGGCTATCGAGCAACTACTTTTACAGTTACGATTGCCAGCCCTGCGGTGGTGACGTTTGCGGTTACGTTACCCGATAATACCGCTGTTCAACTGTTGACCACAGGCGCATTGCCGACTGGTCTAGTTCCCGGTACGACGTACTATGTAATCAACGCCAGCGGCACTACGTGCAATCTCTCAGCAACTGCTGGGGGCACGGCTATCAACACGTCGGGTACGCAAACACCCACACACTACTTGTCAGTTCGCGGCATCAACGCAGCAGACCTTGCGTACGCCTCTGACGTTCCGACTCAACAGAACTACATTATCGTATCGGACATCAACCGATTTGTGTTTGCGTTGGGTTGCACTGAGTACGGCTCCTCAACATTTAACCCCATGCTGGTTCGCTGGGCTGACCAAGAGTCTGTAACGGACTGGACGCCGAGTGCCACAAACCAAGCGGGGTTCTTGCAACTCTCGCACGGATCACAGATTGTGACCGCCATTCAGTCTCGCCAAGAACTTTTGGTGTGGACAGACTCGTCTTTGTATTCGATGCAGTATGTGGGTGCGCCTGTGGTTTGGAAGGCTGACATCGTTGGTGACAACATCTCAATCGCTGGCGAGAACGCTGTGGCGTACGCCAACGGTATCTCTTACTGGATGGGCGTAGACAAGTTTTACAAGTACGACGGTCGCACCCAGTCCATGCGTTGTGACTTACGCCAATACATCTTTTCGGACATCAACAACGCGCAGTTTGACCAAGTGTGTGCTGGCACAAATGAAGGCTTCAATGAAGTCTGGTGGTTCTACTGTTCATTGAACTCCAATCAAGTTGACCGCTATGTGATCTACAACTATGCCGAAGACATCTGGTACTACGGCAACTTGGCACGCACTGCATGGTTAGATACGGGGGTGCTGGACAACCCAATTGGTGCAACTTATCTCAACAACATTGTGACCCATGAAGTTGGTTATGACGATGATTCATCAGGTACGACTGCGCCGATTGAAGCGTCAATCACGTCTGCTGAATTTGACATTGACGATGGTGACAAGTTCATGTTTATTTATCGCGTGTTGCCTGACGTGACGTTCCGTAACTCAACTGCGGATAACCCTGCGATCACCATGACGTTGTATCCGTTGCAGAACTCGGGTTCTGGTTATAACGATCCGCTTTCTGTGGGTGGTTCTGCCTACGCTGGCATTACACGCACTGCTCAAGTTCCTGTTGAGGAATTTACTGGGCAGGTGTTTGTACGTGTACGTGGTCGTCAGTTGGCTTACAAGGTATCGTCAGATGCGTTGGGTGTTGCATGGCAACTTGGCTCTCCTCGCCTTGACATTCGTGCCGATGGTCGCAGAGGTAACTCATGAGCGTTAATTTACTCAACCAAGTAGCGCCACCAGCACTTCCGTTGGCGCGAGAAGATTACGACCGCGCATATCAAGATCAGTTAAACAACGTCTTGCGGCTGTACTTCACAAAATTAAATGCCGCAGTCAATCAATTGCAAGCGCCACCTGTGTACCTCGTAGCAGACTTGCCAAGTGCGGCAGATGCAGGGATAGGGGCAAAATCATTTGTAACTAATGCAACTGGCCCCACGTTTGGAGCCACAGTCGTCGGAGGAGGTGCTGTCAAAGTGCCCGTCTATTCCGATGGTACAAATTGGAAAGTAGGTTGATATGGCAGAACAAGAACAAGTCATGGACAAACAAGAGCAAGAGCAAATCGTGCAGATTGCGCTGAACTACTTTAAAGAAGAAACAGGTTCGGATAAAAAAGCGCAAGAGATGCTTGGCAAACTTGCCACCACTGTAAAAGATGAAGGTGCCAAACTCGTGCACCTTGGGAACGTGTTGTTCCTTATCATGGTTCGCGGTAAAGGTGTTGTTGAGATTCACACAATTGGCAAAGAAGCACAACCACGTATGTTGGCTGATGATTTTAAAAAACTTGCGGATTATCTAAAAAAGATTGGAGTCAAGACTGCTTACACCTACACACCGGATAACAGGTATGGACGTCTTGCTCAACTGACGGGTCTTCCTGTAAAAACGCTCAAAATTAATGTCAAAGGCAAGCCGATGACTGCATACGTGATGGAGTTCTAATATGCCAGCAGCAGCCGTATTTATTGGGGCCATAATAGTTGAAACGGGAGTTGCCGCCGCCATCGGTACTGCCGTTGTTGGGGCGCTTACAACCGCCACTGTTTCAACTGCCGTTGCTACCGCAATTGGTTCAGGAGTTGTTTCCGCAGGGCTATCACTTGCACAAGGCGCATCAGTATCAGATGCACTTAAAGGGGCGGTAATTGGGGGTGTTACTTCTTTTGTAGGTGCTTCTGTTGCGTCCTCTGTTTCTTCATCAATTGCAAGCGCCGCAACCGATGCTGGGTACTCCTCAATTGCGGGGTCTATTGGTAAAGTTGCTGGCGCTATGGCTGGTGGTGGTACTCAAGCCGCACTTGGGTCAGCACTTACTGGTAAAGGCGATCCAATCAAAGCATTGATTACTGGTGGTTTGACCGCAGGTTTGACTGCTGGCGCGATGGCAGGAGTTAATGAGGTTACCTCAAGAATCCCCGGCTTCAATGACCTTGCAAAAGACTATGGCGCGGCGGGTGCCGCTACGCAGCGTGCTGTAAACGCAGGTTTAGCCGCTGGTGTTTTAGGCAAAGACACCGACAAGGCGGTCGTTAATTCTGTACTGAGCAGCATGCTGGGCGCGGGTAAAGATTACCTAAAAGATGGACTTAAAGACGTTAGCTCGACATTGCAAACGGCTTACAACAACGCTACCCAAACAGGTAAGGCGTTGGACGATAACGGCAGACGGCAAAATGAAATTGTCCAAGAGTACACGACAACTGCGGATGACATCAATAAAAAGCGTGAAGTAATTCAAGCCAACCTTGACAAATACAACGAATTAAAAGCGGGGTATGACAGAGGGGAAGTTGCGGTAGAGGAAGTCAACAAATACGCTAACCTTGTTAACGATGCAATTCCCGGTTATGAAGATGCACGTGCTACCGCTGAAACAAAACTAGCTACCCTATCTACTGAGTTAGATGGGTTAAAAACTCAGCTTCCCACACTTGAGAAGACATTGCTTGCGCAAAAAGCAACGCTGGATACTTCGATTGCAGACTTCCAAAAGCAAGAAGAAGCTAACGCACAGCAAGTTGCCAAAGTGTTTAACGACACCGTAGCCGCCAAAACCAGCGTTGAGCAAGCCCTCGGCATCCCCCTTGATCAGACACAGCTTGATGCACTTGTCAAAACAGGTGACGTAGCTACTGCCGCCAAAGATTACATTGACCTCAAGACAACTGACTTAGAGGAGGCGCAAGCCGCCGCCCTCAAAGAGGGCTACCGTTTTGATCCAGACGATCCTGAACTCGCCAAGCAGTTCCTCGGTGTCAAGGATGAGAAAGAAACGCTGGCTGCATTACAAGCATTTGCTGACGCACGTGCTACTACGGTGCAAGAAGCCACTGACTTGTACAAGCAGACATACGCTGACATTTACGGCACTGATGCCCCAATCCCTGATCCTACTTCGGAAGACTTGTTGGCGTTTATGCCAGCAGTACCCGTTGATGTATCCAGTATCCCCGCTAACTATCAGAACGTAGCCGAGGATGTTGTTAAAGGGCGTATTCAAGATCAGTTCTCTCAAAACCTTGGGTTTGACAATTACGCCGACCGCACCGAAGCACAGACCGCACTGGGCGAAACCCGCCCTGAAGCAGATTCTTGGAATCAATTTAAGAGTACCTCTGGGGTTGTTGGGGTAGAAGGTTCTGACATTACCCCAACTCAATTTGCACAAAACAGTGGTCAGGCTACTGCGCTCAAACAGCAAGCTGATGCCAATGATTTGACCCAAGAAACTGCCGATCAACAAGTTGCTACAAACGAGCAAACGGCTGATCAGTTTGGGTTTGACACTTTGGGGCAAACCGCCGCGATACCTACTAACCAAGTTGCCGCCACTGACCCGTTTGCGTTTGACCCCAATGTTGATATGGTTGGCCCACCAACTCCGGCTGACTTAGGTGTCGATACTGCAAGCATTGCAGACACTACTTCGGACATCACGGATGCTCAAACCAGCCCCGTCACCAACCCTACGATTGCCACGACTGATCTCCCTCAATTGGAGGGCACTCAGCTTTCTACTGCACCGAATGACCTGATGGCGGCTGATCTGGGTGTTGCCAACGCACCCGTAGATACCTCGGGGGTGTCCGAATTGCTGAACTATGGCAAGGATCAAGGAGTACAGACTGCCTCCTACCAGCCATCCAACATCATGTCGGACTCTGAAAATGTGGGTGATATTGGACTGCGTAGCCTTATAACGAGTCAACAGGGTGGCACGTCGGGTACTGCCGATGACACTGGAATTGCCTCGTTGACTGACAGAAACCTGACTGAGACGACTAAACCTGATCTTGAGGCTACGACAAAAGGTACCGCAACTTACAGCGCATTGACAGATGCTGACCCAACCAAGACAATTGGTACTAGCATTTTGGATGATAGACCCGATGATATTCATGGGGGTATACAGACAGGTGGGTTGTATTCTGGCGCTGAAAATGAGTTGGGCGCATCCGATACGCTTGCCTCAAAGTATTTTAACGAGCCTAATAAAGAGGCAAAGGCGGCTGAAGATGTTGGACTCACACGAGGTCTTGGTACAGGCAACGATACATACACGTATGCCGAGCCACGCCCGACTGATCAGATTCTTCGGGATACAGGCACTAGCGCGGATGCTGACAAGTTGGATCAGTTCTTGTCTCCGCTACGCACAGATAAAACCACGTTGCCAGTCAGTAATGAACCTGCACGCGCAACACAAACTAACTTGGGGGATAACATGGATGACTACGAAGGATTGAGTATTGAAGACTTGATTAACCGTGATCGGGAAAACGTGCAGAACAACGGGGCGAACAGCGGTTTCAGCATTGAAGACCTGATTAACCGCGATAAAGGAAACGTCCAGAATAATGGAGAAATACCCCTTGATCAAATGAGTGTTGAAGACCTGATCAATCGTGATCGTAACAACGTCCAGAATAATGGTGGCGTACCAGCCAATGCTGGTGTTGAAGACTTGATCGAGCGTGATAAGAACAACATTCAAAACAACGGCGCTGCTTCTGGCGATGGCTTTACTAGCGGTTGGCAGACAGTTGGTACCAACCGTGTGTTTATCCATGATGATGGTACTGCCTCAGTTCTTGACCCCACCACAGGTGAGTCGTCTTACTTAACCGTAGAGCAGGTTAATGCGTTAATTAAAAACGGTATGCTTAACTCTGCGCAGTCTGGCTACGTTGCAGCAACTGGCGGTACAGGTAACACTCCCGGCGGCTCTGCCCCTGCGGGTACAACTAAGACCACGGGTGCAAACAGCACTACCGATAAACTTGCAAACGCCCTTACTACCGCGTTGACTAACCCCAAGGCGCTTGCGGCAATTGCTGGTGGGGCACTCGGCGCAGCGTCTGGTGCCAAAGGTATCACCCCTATGGGTCTGCGTTCAGTCGCCGCAGGTACGGGCGGACAGCGAGTTCAGACTGGCGCTCAAGGCACAAGGGGCCACGGCACTGTAAACTACTTTGAAAAGAAAGCCGCTGGTGGTTCGATCAATGGTGGCCTCGGCTACCTCAAGTCTGCCCATGATGGTATGGAAGACAAGATCAATGCAACCATTGACAACAAACGTCCTGCCAAGTTAAGCGGTGGCGAGTTTGTAATTCCCGCCGATGTGGTTTCGCACCTCGGTAACGGCAACTCTGAAGCGGGTGCCAAACAACTGTACGCTTTGATGGAACGTGTTCGCAAGGCACGTACTGGTACTGCTGACCAAGGTAAGCAGATCAATCCTAAAAAGTACTTACCCCGTTAAGGAGCTATCATGACAGGTATTGCAACCGGAACAGTCGAATCGACGGTATCAGACTGGGCAGCACCAGTCGTAGGGGGTCTAATCAGTGCGGCGGTGGATACCGCTGGGGAGAACTACCAAGGGTATGGTGGGCAGAAAGTCGCAGACACTTCTACCTTGCAGAACAGTGCTTTCACAGGCATCAGTGGTTTAGCAACACCTGACTCGGTAACCAACGCTACAAACGATCTTCAAAGCGTATACAACAAGGCAACTACGCAACCTGCGTATGCAGGGGCTACGTTTGGTAATCAGTTCAACGCACCTGCGGCGTACACACCAACCACACAAGGCAACACGTATGGTGGTGTTGGGGCATATACCCCTGCCGCAGCTACCAATCAATTTGGTGGTGTAACAGATTACACAGCGGGTAACTTCTCGTCAGGGTTTAATGCACCTCAAGCCTATACAGGTGGCACGTTTAATGCGGGTACTGTATCTGCGGGTCTTGGCGCACCCGGTAGCGTTGAAAGCTACATGAACCCCTACTTGCAAAACGTAGTGGACGTTCAAGCACGTGAGGCTCGTCGCCAAGCTGACATCCAGCGTGCGCAAGACGCAAAGAAATTTCAAGGTGCTTTTGGTGGTGGACGCCAAGCCTTGTACAACTCTGAAAACATCCGCAACGTCAACCAGCAAATTGGTGACATCCAAGCCAAGGGTTCGCAAGCGGCCTACGACACTGCGCTCAAACAACGTCTGGCTGAAGCCGAGCAGTATCGCCTTGGTTCCGAGTCCACTGCCAAGTTAGGTTTGGAAGCTCAGAAGGCTGGTGAGGAATCTCGTCAGTTTGGTGCCAAGCAAGGTTTGGCCTCGTCAGAACTTGCCGCCAAATACGGCCTTGATGCACAGCGTTTGGGTGAGGAGTCCCGCCAGTTTGCCGCCAAGCAAGGTTTGACCGAGGCTGAGTTGCAAGCCAAGTATGGTCAAGCCGCATACGACTCGGGTGAGCAAGCACGGCAGTTTGCTGCCAAGCAAGGACTCTCAGATGCAGAACTCCGCGCTAAGTACGGCTTGGAGGCCGCACGTCTGGGTGAGGAGTCTCGCCAGTTCGGTGCCAAGCAAGGCCTGACATCCGCTGACTTGTCTGCCAAATATGGTTTGGAAGGTCTGAAGGCAGGTGAAGATTCTCGTCAGTTTGGTGCAGGTCTGGGCCTGAAGTACTTGACTGAGGCAGGTTCTGCCGCCGCCAACATGGGTAACATTGGTATTAACCAAGGTAACTTCAACCTTAACCGTTTGAAGACGATGGCTGACATGGGTGCTACTCAACGTGGTATTGACCAAGAGCAATTGACTTCTGACTATAAGGACTTCTTGGAACAGCGCGACTACGACAAGACACAGCAGAAGTATCTCAAGGATATGCTGACAGGTCTTCCAATGACTACTCAGAACCAATACACTGAAGCCCCAAGCATCGCAAACAACATCTTGGGTGGTGCTGCAACGGCGGCGGGTATTTACAGCAAACTGTACGGCGGAAATAAACCGGGGTAAAACATGATTGGACAATCACTCGAACAGACGCGCAAAGACTTGCGCCTGATGCCCACTCAGGCATTGATGCAGTACAAGCAAAACCCCGGCAAGCAAGCTGTGGATGGTATGCCGATGGACATGTTGGCGGGTCTTGAATTAAGCCGCCGTGCCCAACTGCAACAAGAGCAAGTAGCAAAGATGGCACCTAACCCCCAGCAAATGCCCACCATAGTGGCTCAGGCTGCGATGGGTTTGGCTGGCATAGCCCAGCAACAGCCCCAGATGCCCGGTGCCCCTGCACAGTTTCAATCGTCTGCACCTCCCCCACCCCCACAGGGTGCGCCTCAAGGTGCGCCAGCGGCTCCCCCACAGCAGATGGCACAGGCTCCCCAGCCCCCTGCACAACCGATGCAACCTACTCAACAGCAACCTCAAAAACTTGCTACGGGTGGTATTGCCTCACTCGGCGACATGCAAGACCAACGTGATCAACAACAAGCTCCTACCCCATTCAATATGTCCGGTGGCGGTCAGCCGTTGTTGATGGCGCGTGGTGGCATCGTTGCGTTCAAGGACAACAAGAACCAACCTGTTGATGTAGACATGTCGAGTGACCCGATGGGTGGCGGCGGCTCTGAAATTATGAGCGCCGCAAGTGAAGATGACGGTCGCAACTTGCTGGAGCGCCTCCTCAATAAACCCGCTGACCCTGAATGGAAACGCAAAGCCGCCGCGCAAGCCGCCGCGCAAGCCGCCGCGCAAGCCGTACCTCCTGCGCCCGCCGCTGGCCCTGTTCGGCCCGAAGACCTCACTGTCCAAGGTGGCGGTGGTAACGCCAACATTGCCGCAATCCTCAAGCAGATGGGTGGCGGCGGTGGCGGCTTCGATATGTCCAAAATGCAAGGAATGATCGACCGTTACATGAAGCCTACGGAGCAGGAGACTGCATATCAGAAGCTCGTGCAAGATGAGATGGCGCGTATTCGTAATAGGGAAAACCCTGAAGTATCCGAGGCTGATCGCAAGCGCATCATCGGTGAGCAGTTTGCTCAGAATCAAGCCGCATCCAAGCCGTACTACGACAAAATGCAACAGATGATCGACGAAGAACGTGCTGCCACTAAAGCACGCTACGCCGACAAAGATGCTGACGCCTTAATCCGTGGGGGTCTTTCTGCGCTGGCTTCTCGTAAACCCGGTATGACAGGTTTGTTTGAGGGTGCTACACAAGGTCTAGACTACCACGATAAGGTCAGTGAGTTGGAGTCTGCCGCTAACAAAGCATCTCGCCAAGCAGAGATGGACTTGATCAAGTCTCGCATGTCTGATGAGAAAGGTGACCGTGAGGCATCACAACGCTACTTTGACTCCTATCAAAAGAACAAACGCGATGCCGAGACGTATGAGATTCAGCGTTCCAGCCTATTGATGGGTGCTCAGAAGGGTCTTGTTGATACCGAGGGTAAACGCGAACGCGCTGGTATGGGCTTGCAGATGGCACTGGAACGTGCAGGTATGCAGTCCGAACTTGGTTCGATGCGCAACCAAATGGGTCTGATGAAGTTGATGGCGGGTAGTCAACCCAAGCCGCTGACAATCAACGAAAAGTTAGCGGTGGAAAAACGTGTCAATGAGACGTTCAGCAACCCCGGCTCACCCGAGTTTCAGAAGTATGTGGGCGCAGCCTACACAGGCGGCGCGGCACAGCTTGCGCTTGATTTGAAGAACGGGCGGGTCAAACTTGACGATCCCAAGTTCCAAGGCATTATTTCCAGAGCCAAGCAACGCTACGCCGAGAATTTAATTGGGGGAACTCGCAGTTCGGCTGGCGCAACGTCTTATGATCAAGCTGCCTCTGACTTACTGGGACAATAATGAAAGTCGTACAGATACCCAACTATGGGCCTGTGTCGTTCCCCGACACGATGGCTGATGACGAGATCAAGCAACGCGCCGCCGCCCTTGCAAACGCCGCAATAGCCCGCAGTACCTATACTCCCGACTATCGGGATCAGGGTCTTGGTTCGCTGGTAGCAGGAGGCTTTAAACGCGCTGCGTCAGGGTTGGGTAGTACGATTACAGACACGCTCCCCGCCTTGGCGGGGTCTGCGCTTGGGTTTGATGATTACGCCAAAGAACAATTGGCTGAAGCGGCTGCGAAGAAAAAGCAAGCTGAGATGGAGAATCCCACAGCGTACAAGTCCTACAAAGATGTTCGCGGTGTGGGTGACGTTCCCGGCTTTTTTGCTGAGACAGTCGGTGAGTTTGGCCCTGACATCTTAGGCATGCTCACGGGTGCAGGTGCTGGCGCATCTATTGGTAAACGTGTTGCCGCCCGTGGTGTTGAAGAGCTTGCCGCAGCAAAAGCCGCAGAGACAATCGCCAAACGTGGTTTGACTGGTGAAGCCGCTGACGCATACGCTGCACGTCTTGCAGGTCGTGCTACTGAACAAGCCGCCGCCAAGGGTGCCGAACGCGGTACGCTGGCTGGTATGTATGGTTCCTCTGTTGGGTTAAATGCACCCGACACGTTTGAGAGTATTTATGAGAAGACAGGTAAATTAGAACCTAGCATCGCGCTGGCGTTTGGTGCCGCCCAAGGTGTGCTTGATACCTATCTTCCCTCAAAAATTCTTAGTCAATTAAGTCCTGCCGCCAAAGATAGACTGGCGTCTGAAATCCTAAACCGCTCCTCTATTGTCCCCCGATCAGCTAAGTTGGAAGTCGCCAAGGCACTTGGCACAACTACGCTGGGTGAAGCTGGTACTGAAGGCTTGCAAGAAGTGCTGGGCATCCTTGCCGAGCAAACTGCTGGCGCAAAGGGTAGCCTCCTCGACACCGAGAACATCGACCGTATTCTGAACGCGTCCATCAAGGGTGCTATTGGTGGCGGTACGTTCGGTGCCCCGGGCGCTATCGTAGAAGGACGCCGCACCGCTGCGTTATCACGTGAGGAAGCAGACCGTAGGGCCGAAGCTGCTGGTGAGCAGACCGCCGCACAAACAAATTTACCTGCGGACATTGACTTTAATCGGCCCGCCTACGAGCGCCGCGCTGGTGGCCCACAGGCAGATATGTTCCCCAATGAACTGGCAAAAGCCAAGTTCAGCATGGATGATGTGGCTAGGTATACCCCTGACGGTAAGGGTGCCTCATACACTGAAACGCTCGATGCCGCCAAGACCAAGCTCAACCGTGGTGAAGAACTGACTCGCGCTGAAGCAGATATGTTGAACCAGTCCGGTGATATGGACTCGGTAAAGATGGCAAAGGCCAAGATCGCGCCTGAAGAAGATGTAGCACCTACCATTGACGAGCGTCAGATGTCACTTCCCGGCATGGGAAGTATGCAACGCCCCGACCGCCGCGCCGCCGCTGAAGAAGGGTTCATGTCCCAACAGCCCGACCTGCTCGGCGATATGATGCCCGAGCGCCAAGCCGCGCCCGAAGAAACTGATCCGATGACGATTCGCGTGAGCGAGGTCACCCAAGAGTTGATTGACAAGGGCATGGCCCCCAGACAAGCCGTAGTTGAGGCATACAAACAAGTTCGTGCTGAGATGCAGGACGACAGTCTGGCGTCGTTGCAGAACGAAGCATCAGTCGATCCCCGCCAAGGTGCCTTGCAGTTTGCCGCACCTGCACCCGAGGGGCGTGGCTTCCGTGAGGAGCCTGTTAACACTCAGATGCCTGATCGTTTGCAAGAAGTTGTCAGCCGCGATAAAGACTTCCGTCAGGCCGAGCAAGATGCCGCCGCGCAGAAACAAGCTGAAACTGTTGCCGCTGAGAATCAGCGCCAGCTACAAATTGCCGAGCCACCTGAGTCTGCACCTGCCCCTGCGCCAGTTGTACGTGAACCTGTACAAGAATCGTTCCCCGGTATGGGTGTTCGCTACGGTGACAAGGTGCGTGCCAATCAAGAGGCGGCAAAAGCCGAGGCCGCTGGACAAGCTCCGGCCCCAGAAGTCGTAACGCAAGAGATGATGACAGGTTTTGGTGTGTTGCCTTCCGCTCCGCTGCGCAAACGCCTCGTAGGAAAGGATTTATCTAACCCGACTCAACGCGCTCAAGTTCAACGTGAGTTGACTGCATACTCGACCAATGAGGCAGTCCCTCCCGAATCTCGCGCCCAAGTCGCACAAGCATTGCAGTCTCCCTTGTTCATGGGTCAGTCCGAGATGTTCGGCCCCAAGGGTGGCGCGACTGCCGCCGCCACCGGAAAGGAGACTCCACGTGCTCAACTCAAATCTATCGAACCTGTCCCTACCATTACTGGAGAGGGCGTTCCAGTTTCTAGCCGACCCGCAAAGACTGAAACCACCGCAAGAACTGCTCCATCTGGAGATGGGCGAGTGGATGTACCTGCAAGCAGTACTGGACAGACTGGAGTACGAAAGAGCGAGAAACCCACTCCACTGAAAACTACTAAGTTTGCACCTGTCGAATTGATAACTGAGGGTAAACCCGAAGGTAAGAAAGCCGAGGGTAAACCCGTAGCTAAAGTAGAAGCCAAACCCGAGGGTAAACCCGCAGTTACTCCTGAAGCCAAGGCTGAGAAGCCTGTGGAAAAAACTGTGGAGAAGAAGGCCGAGCCAAAGGCTGAACCCAAGAAGGAAGCCGCTCCCAAGGCCGAGAAGCCTGTGGAGAAAGCCGAGCCTGAAGCTAAGACCGTTGAGGAGAAGGCGGGGCAGACTGCCGCCAAAGAACTCAAGCGCGTTGCCAACGTGGGCTACGCCGCTGACAAGACTGATGTGAAAGAGGCAGACACTGCCAAGGTCAGCAAGGTCAAGAAAGAAGCCAAGCCTTCCAAGGAAGCTGAAGCCGCCAAAACATATTTTGGTAAGGTACCTCGCACCATCGACGCGCTGCGCAACATAGCGTTCAACCTCGTGGACAAGACTCCACGTTATCGCCGCGCTCCGGGCGAATCGGCGGCTGAAGCTGAGTTCTTCAAAGGCATGGATTTCAAAGCCGCCCAGCTTGCTGAAAAGTGGGTGCGTGAAAACTTGGATGCTGACTCAATCAAGGCACTCGACAGGATGGTTGCCGAGTATCAGAAGCAATTTGCATCTTCTGAAAAAGAACTTGCCAAGCACAACGCTGAACAGGCATACGTCCGCACTTATACCAACCCTGATGCCGCACTGGAGTTGGATGAAGCCGATTCGATGGCAATGCCACTGCACCCAGCGATTGCTGACTTGCTGTCCAAGGGTGACATCCAAGGCGCACTGCGAATGACCGCTGATTATTTTGGTGGCACGATTGGTAAGCTGGCGACGGCCCTAGTGCGTGCGGGTGTCACACCAAAAGTTGTTCTCAAGGAGAACCTTACGAACGAAGCCGGGCAGCGCGTTCCGGGTATGTATGACCCCAAGACCGACACGATATTCCTTGACCCCGAGACAGGTATGAACACGCACGTGCTCTTGCACGAAGTCGGGCATGCCGCCACTGCCTACACACTTGCCAACCCTGCGCACCCACTGACCAAACAACTGCGCGAGTTGTTCAATGATGTCAAAGGTTCGCTTGATACTGCGTACGGCGCTGAGTCGCTGGATGAGTTCACTGCCGAGGCATGGTCAAACGAGTCGTTCCGTGCCAAGCTGAACGCCATCAACCCCAAGGGTGAGAAGATCACCGCGCTTCAACGCTTTACCAATTCGGTAAAGAATTTTTTCCGCAAGCTCATCGGACTTGAACCCAAGCGCATCGAAACAGCTTTGGATAAGGCTGATCAAGTCATCGAGGCCATGCTCTCGCCTTCGCCTGAACTGCGTGATGCACCCATCCTCTATGCCGCTACGATCAACCCCAAGAGTGAGGTTGTAGCGGATTGGCTCAACAGCGCCGTTGATGCGGTATCCAAACTCCCCGGCATGACGCAAGAGCGTGCGGATAGGTTGCATGGATTCTTGAAGGGTACAACCACGGGTACGATCAAGAACATCGTTCTGTCCACTCTCCCGTTGCATGCACTGGTAGACGTTGCCAAGACCTACCTGCCCTCCGCACCCACGGTCAACCGCCTCGTGGAAGAAAAGGGTGGTGATGAGTACCGCCGCAATCAACAGATTGAGCCAGTTGTCGCTGAAGCTGAGAAGTGGGCGAAAGAACACAGCAAGTTACTCGATAAGTTCAACAGTCTAATCTACAAAAGTACGATTGATGAGGTTGACCCATCGGTTCCACGTGAAACCTATGAGAAGGCTGACACCAAGGGTGACAAAGATGCCGAGCGCCTCCAAAAGCTCACCCAAAAAGAGAAGCTGGAAGCATGGGATGCCATGCAGAAAGACTTTGAGGCCATTGGCCCCGCAGGTCGTCAGTTGTACCGCCGCATGCGCGACACCTACCAAGCTCTGTACGAGGAGATTCGGGAATCCATCGGTGCACGTATCGACGCCGCTGGTATGGGTAAGGAAGAATCTGAAAAGATCAAGCGGGAGATTTACGCCAAACTTGCCGAGCGTGGACAGATCACACCGTATTTCCCACTGACACGTAATGGTGACTTCTGGGTATCCTACTCGGCCCCGGGTCGTGGTGGTAAACCTGACACATACGTATCTGCATTTGAGACTGAACGTGAGCGTGAGCGGTTCATCAGCATGCTTAAAGAGAACGGTGCCACACAGGTGCAGAAGTTCGCCAAGCTGTCAGAGATGAACTACCGCAATACGCCATCATCGTCTTTCGTGAACAGCGTGCTTCAAGTCATTGATGGTGGCTCCCTCACTCCCGAGGCGCGTGAGAAATTTACTGAGGCACGTGAGCAAGTGCTCCGCCTGTTCTTGCAGACACTCCCTGAATCATCTTTTGCACAGGCGTTCCAGAAGCGTAAAGGCACGCTGGGTTACAGCAAGGACTCAATCCGTGCGTTCCGCGAGAAGACATTCAGTATGTCTCGTCAGATGTCAAACATGAAATACGCAGCCAAGTTGACTGCCGCACGCGATAAGTTGTTTGCAGAAGCCAAAGCCGCTGGCGAAGGCGAGGGTTCCCAAGACAACCAACTGCACAAACAATATTTTGATGAGTTGGACAAGCGCATTAAGTTTGCCATCAGCCC